CATCATGAAAAACAACGACCTGAACCTGACCCAAGCCGACCAACTGGGTCAATTGCTGGCTGAGATTGATGTGCTGGAAAAGCAAGCCGATGCAATCAAGAAAGCCATGCGCGAAGCTGGCGGTGTTCACGAAGGTGTGCTGTTCCGCAGCACTGTTGTTGAGTCGAACCGAGCCACTACCGACTGGAAAGCACTGTGTGCTGATCTGTGTATCACTGCTGACGTGGTGTCCCGTCACACAAAGACCACGGCGGTCTATTCCGTCAAGACTACCTCTAAGTAACACGAGGGGGAGACATGATTGACAGCCCTCCCCCGAACTGGCCTTTCCCTACTTACAAGGGAATGCCACTTCCGAAGCCCCCTAAAACCCCGTTCCGTCAGGAACCTCTACCACCTGCGCCACCTGCGCCTTTCTAAGGAAACACTATGGCAATCAACCTCAAAACAACGAAATCGCTCGTAGCATCATCAGGAGTCAAGCTGCTCGACTACGGCCAAGCCGGCGCGGGTAAGACTTCGCTGATACCAACTTTGCCAAACCCCGTAGTCCTATCTGCCGAGGGTGGCCTTCTCTCAATCGCCGGGGCCGATGTGCCTTACATAGAAATAAGCGACATGGCGAGCCTGCGCGAGGCCTGGTCATGGTTGGCGGAGTCTGACGAAGCTAAAGCGTTCCAGTCGGTGGCGCTGGACTCAATATCAGAGATTGCCGAGGTCGTTCTTAACACTGAGAAGAAGAACACAAAAGACCCGAGGCAAGCCTACGGCGCGATGCAGGAACAGATGGCCGACATCATAAGAGCGTTTCGAGATCTGCCTGGGCGGCACGTCTACATGTCTGCGAAGCTAGAAAAGACCCAAGATGAAATGGCTCGAATACTGTATTCCCCCTCGATGCCGGGCAACAAAACGGGCCAACAATTGCCGTACTTTTTCGATGAAGTGCTGGCACTTAGAGTTGAAAGGGATGCCGACGGTAACACTCAGAGAGCACTGATGTGTGATGGTGACGGTATATGGTTGGCAAAAGACCGATCCGGTCGGCTTGAAATGTGGGAGGCTCCGGATCTCGGTGCAATCATTCGAAAAATTGAAGGGGGCGGAGGAGATGAACAATCACGAATTGCTTGATCTTTGGAAAGCGACGCTGGACCGACATTACGAGCCGCTTGATTATGTGGCGGTGTTGTTCGGTGCCGGTGTTGCTAGGACGACCCAAGAACAATGCGCTCGGGTCTGTGATGCATGGCAGGGAGACGGTCAGCATGTAGCCCACCAGCTAGCAACACGGATCCGACAAATGACAAACGAAAGGGATGCGTATGAATGAGCTGGAAAAGCTAGCAGAGCAGTGGGAGCAGATAAAAGCCGCCGAGGCTCAAGTGATCGCTCGCCGCCGTGCGATTGAGGACCAGATCACTCAGATTCTGGCTCTACAGAAAGACATGGACGGAGCCAAAACCGAGAACGTCGGGCATTACAGAATAAAAGTCACGGGCAGGCTTGACCGAAAGGTGAATGCGGATAAACTACAAGAACTCGCACAGGAAGCCGGTCTAACCGAACACCTGTCAAGTTTGTTCAGATGGAAGCCCGAGATCAACGTCGTTGCGTGGAAAGCCGCGCACGAATCAATCACAGGCCCACTTTTGGACGCTATTACGACAACGGCTGCAAGGCCGTCCTACTCCATAACCAGAAAGGATGACTAATCATGGGGTTCCTATCTCAATCATTTGATCTCAACGACCTCCCACAATCTCAGGGCTACGGTGTTCTTCCGGCCGGTTGGTACTCGGCCACCATCTCAAAAGCCGACGTGAAGCCCACCAAGGCGGGAACTGGCGAGTACATCAATATTTGCTACTCAATCACCGGCCCGACCCACCAGGGGCGTACGGTCTGGGGCAACATCAACATTCGCAACCCGAATCCGAAGGCGGAAGAGATCGGTCGGCAGCAGTTGGGCGAACTCATGCGAGCCATTGGCGTTGGCAAAGTCTCTAACACCGACCAACTGATTGGCAAGGATCTGATGATCAAGCTCACCGTCCGCGACGATGACAAGTCTATGGAACAGAACGAAGTGCGCGGATTCAAGGCGGTGCAAGGCGGCCAAGTGCCGAGCATTCCAAGCAATCTGCCTATGCCTGCCTTGGCTGTTCAGCCTGACCCAGCTCCTAAGGCCGCCCCCCCTTGGGCGAAGAAGTAAAGAAAAAGCCCTCAATGCTTGTGAGCAGAGAGGGCTTCAATTTCCGAAACAACGGAAGGAGACAAGTGATATGGCTGAGATTCTACTACCGGATCGCATCGTTGAAGCAATAGATGCCGCACATGAGGCAAAACAAGAGTTGCCCCGTCCTCACATGGGCGCATCAATGCTGGGTCATCCGTGTGATCGTTGGTTGTGGTTGTCGTTCCGGTGGGCTGTGATTGAAAAGTTTCCAGGTCGAATCCTGCGAATGTTCCGGCGTGGACAGCGAGAGGAGCAGACTATTGTCGAGGATCTGCGATTGATCGGCATTGATGTTCATGCGCCCGATGAGCAGATTCGCGTGAACTTGGGTGGGCATCTTGGCGGATCCATAGATGCGGTTCTTGATTCTGGCGTTCCTGAAGCCCCTCGGGCCCGTCACATTGCCGAGTTCAAAACCCATAGCCTGAAGTCGTTTAACGAAATGGCCGCCAAAGGTGTTCAAGTGTCAAAGCCGATGCATTGGGCACAAATGCAGCTCTACATGCATGGCTTAGGCATCCACCGGGCACTGTACGTGGCGGTCTGCAAGGATGATGACAGGATCTACACCGAGCGAGTTCACTACGACAACGTAGCGGCTGAGAGGCTTGTAAACCGTGGCCGGCGAATCTCCGAGGCCGATCGTATGCCGGAACCGTTGAGCACCGATCCAACGTGGTGGGAGTGCAAGTTCTGCCCGGCTCGAGAGTTTTGCCACAAAACGAAGATCACGAAGCAGGTGAATTGCCGAACATGCGCCCATTCGACGGCTGCTGCTAGCGGGGTCTGGCAATGCGCAAAGTGGGGCAACGACATCCCCCTAGATTTTCAGCGTTCGGGATGCTCGTCCCATGTTGTTCACCCGGATCTAGTTCCGTGGAAGCTGGACGGCAGCGATGGCAATGGCTGGAGAGCGGTCTATCTTGTGGACGGGCGCAAGGTTGTAAACGGTGAACCTGGGCTTGGGGTTGTGTCGAGTGCTGAACTGTTGGGGGTTAGTAATGAATCATAAATTGACGATTTGCCCACCTGGCCCGGAACCAACGCGATACACAGCGAGTTGTGCGGAAATGGGAAGGCTCCTTCAAAACGGAACCGATCTTGTGATTGATCAAGTTCGCTATGAGCGAGTCATGCCACAGCCTCTGACTGTCGCACCGATTGAGGATTTGTTATCCGCACTGGGAGATAACAAAGAATGACCAAAGAAGAACTCTTGCGCATCATGCGCCTGCTGTCTGCGCTGGAAGCTCTAGGCATGACACGCACACCGGAGATACCTCAATACCTGCTGGACGACCTAGATGAAGCTGTCAGAGTTTTGGAGAGGGAGATTGTGAGATGACACCGAAAGAAATTAACGACCTTAAGAAAGAACACAACGCACTATTGGAGCGTGGGCAAGACCTGTACGCCGAGGTAATGGACCTGCACGAACGCTGCCTCAATCTGCAGTCGCGCATCAAAGACGCGGAAGGGCCTGACTATGACCCGATCCCGCTGATTTTTGGCTCTGGCTTTAACTTGGATCCTGACCTATGAACAGAGACGACATCATTCAAATGGCGCGGGAGGCTGGTTTTGAATTCAACAGCCTTGGCGGTACGCACACAAGCGGAAAGCTAGACGAACATCTTGAACGCTTCGCCGCCCTTGTTGCAGAAGCCGAGCGGGAGACGTGCGCCAAAGTATGCGACGAACGGGAGTTGGCGAACATATACGGAGTTAAGGAATGCGCCGCAGTCATCCGAGCAAGGGGGGACAGATGACCAGCATTATTGAGCGCATGCGCGCAAACATAAAACCTAGGTGCGGAGCTTCGTCACCGCTTGTGTATATGCATTTAAATGAAGGCACGTTCTACGATCCTGCGTTTATTGACAAGTGTATTGCCGAGTTGGAAGGTATGGAGGAGCGAGCCGAACTCGGGCAACCGCCATCGTGTTTAGAACAATTAGCGTATGACTTGCTGAAAGACAGCGCGTTTATCAGCAGGGATGAGAGCAAATGACGGACAAAGAGATTATCCGCATGGCACGCGAGGCGGGGATTCCTGACCCGTGGATTAAGAGCGAGCAGGTTAAACGCTTCGCCGCTCTTGTTGCCGCCGCTGAGCGCGAATTCTGCAAAGATTTGTGGGAAGCGCAAAAGTTAACGGATCGTCAAATTTCCGATCACATTGTGGCGGCTGTCGAAGCAGAGCGAGAAGCCTGCGCAGCAATAGCAAACGAGCACAAAGAGCATTGCTACGACGGAGACCAAGATTGGTATAAGTGTCGCAGCATAGAAGAAGCGATCCGAGCAAGGGGGAACACATGACCACACTACGTGAAACAACAATGCAAGACGCTATTGAAGCCGGTAATGATGTATTGATTGAAGAGCAAGCCGCGCTTTTAAGAGAGTGCAGGCTGGCGATTGACGAACTTATAAAAAAGAAACCGATGCTGGCCGGTCTGATATGTGGATCAACAACGCTCGGAAATCTTAGAGCGTCTCTATATGAGTACCGCCCACGCGGTGTTTTTGGGGCAAAAGAATGACAACAATACGTAAAGCGGCAGAGATGGCGCTTGAGGCGCTTGAAGTGGCGACCACGCCACGTTCGGAAGATCGTCAAACAGTGTTGAAGGCACAAGCCGCTTTACGCGAAGCACTGGCGCAGCAAATAGTACCTAGTGACTATCAAGATTGTCACCAGCCGGTGGCGTATGGATACAGAGATGCTAGAGGAAACATCAGACTGCTCAACCATTACGAAACGAAAATGGATCGCATACCCCTTTACACATCCCCACCCCAGCGCCAGCCGCTGACGGATGAGGAGATTGACGCGCTTGCGATTGACGAGGATGGCTTACCAAACAGCCACTTTGAATTCGCCCGCGCCATTGAGCGAGCACACGGGATAGGGAGCCAAGAATGAAAGAACAAACCACAGAACATCTGCAACAACTGGCTTGGGAGTGTGGATTCATGATTGAGCTGGATCTTCCGAGGCTCATTAAGTTTGCAGGTCTAGTACGAGCTGATGCATTCTCAGCCGGGTTTGAATCTGGAATGAACTATCAACGAACGATGAGCCTGAAGGTGTTGGAGCAGGCAGCTAGAGAGATCGGAGAACGCCGCCGTGACTAATTACAACCCTGTAACTCCGAAGAATAAGGGTAGGAACTATTGCCGGGTCAATGCCATGTCTCTGGCCCAACTAATCAAGTTCTTGTCTGAAGGGATCTATTCTTGCAAGGAACTTGCAGAAGAATCAGGTCTTCACTACGTCACTGTTCTGACCTATACCCGGGAGATGTATCGGGCAGGTGTGTTGTACATCAAGGCTTGGGAGAAGGATGTCAGAGGAACTGACCAGATAAGAATCTATGCCCTTGGAAACAAGCCCGACGCCAAGAAACAGAAGCTAAGTTCTGTTGACAAACAGAGACGGCACCGACAGAAGAAACAGCAAATGAAGGTGATTCAGATGATTGCAGGGGACTCTAAATTGTGCGAGCGGAAACCGAAGGCACAGCAAACACAGGAAATGGCAGCATGAACATCAAACTAATACCGCCAAAGATTGATGCTTTTGACGATGATCACATTGCCGTTTTCACCATGGAGATGGTAGGTGAGGATATCGCCAGCATTGAGATCCGGGCTTGGATTGATAGGGATAACTGGCCGCACATTCAAAAGGCAGTTACCGATGCTTTGGAGATGATGTTTCCGGAGGGTGCATGAATGAGTTGGCTCTTTTCGCGGGTGCTGGTGGAGGAATTCTCGGGGGAAAACTGCTCGGATGGAGAACAGTCTGTGCCGTCGAATGGGAGCCCTACCCCGCAAGCGTTCTTGTCCAGCGACAAAATGACGGGCTTCTCCCGCCTTTCCCGATCTGGGATGACGTTCAAACCTTTGACGGAAAGCCGTGGAAAGGAATCGTTGACGTTGTATCTGGCGGGTTTCCATGCCAAGACATCAGTGTTGCCGGGAAAGGAGCAGGCATTGACGGAAAACGCTCGGGAATGTGGTCACACATGGCGCGGATCATTGGCGATGTTCGACCCCGTTTCGTCTTCGTGGAAAACAGCCCAGCCATCATTACTAGAGGACTTGGGCGAGTCCTTGGTGATTTGGCCTCGCTCGGGTATGACTGTAAATGGACAGTGCTGGGAGCTGCCGACGTTGGAGCACCGCATCAACGGGATAGATTCTGGCTTGTGGCCAACTCCAACAGTATGCGGAAATTACAACCGGAAGGGAGCCAGCAAGACAAGCGGGGATGGTCTGGCAACGGCTGTATTCAAGTGTGCAACCCCAACAGCCAGAGACTGGAAAAGCGGGAAAGCCAGCCAGGCAACAATGGAGAGGAATTCCAGACCTCTATCGGAGCAAATTGGTGGAAGTCTGAACCCACCATGGGTCGAGTGGCTTATGGGGTGGCCGGAAGGGTGGACAGACTTAAAGCCATTGGAAACGGTCAAGTTCCAGCAGTGGCAGCAACAGCATGGAGGCTGCTAAATGCTCCGTGACTACCAACAGCGCGCCATCGACCAGCTTTACGAATGGTTCAGACGCGGCAATGAAGGCAACCCTTGCCTGGTTCTTCCAACAGGATCGGGCAAGAGTCACATCGTGGCGGCACTGTGCAAGGATGCTTTGCAGAACTGGCCTGAAACCCGTGTTCTGATGCTCACTCATGTGAAGGAGCTGATTGAGCAAAACGCGGAGAAAATGAGACTCCATTGGACGGGTGCGCCAATGGGTATTTATAGCGCTAGCATTGGCCGCAGGCAACTGGGCGAGCCTATAACTTTTGCCGGCATCCAGTCAATCCGCAGCAAAGCCGAGCTGATTGGGCATGTGGATCTCTGCATCATTGATGAGTGTCACCTAGTCGGACACAAAGACGAAGGCGGCTACAGAACGTTATTGTCCGACCTGAAGCAGATCAACCCGGACATGAGAGTGATTGGTCTGACGGCTACCCCGTGGCGTTTGGGGCATGGCCTGATTACGGACGAACCGGCTATCTTCTCAGACCTGATTGAGCCTGTGTCCATTGATGAACTGGTGCGCAGGAAGTTTCTTGCGCCCCTCCGGTCAAAAGTGACGGACTCTAGGTTAGATGTCTCAGGCGTGAAGAAGCGTGGCGGAGAGTACATTGAGAGCGAGCTGCAAGCCGCCGTCAACACCGATCCACAGAACCGGGCGATCGTCTCTGAAGTCATCCAACGGGCTGGAGATCGGAAGGCTTGGTTGTTCTTTTGTGCCGGTGTTCAACATGCACAGGATGTGCGTGACGTTCTACGAGGCTTTGGGATCGTTGCGGAATGCGTGACAGGGGATACGCCAAAAGCGGAGCGTGAACGCATTTTGACGCTCTACAAAGGTGGCGAGATCAGGGCATTGACTAACGCGAATGTGTTAACGACTGGCTTTGATTACCCCGATATTGATCTGGTGGCGATGCTCCGGCCGACGATGAGCCCGAGCCTTTATGTACAGATGGCAGGACGAGGGATGCGCCCAAAGAGTCACACCGATCATTGCTTGGTGCTGGACTTCGCAGGCGTGGTGTCAACGCATGGGCCAATCACAGCCGTCCAGCCTCCGAAGAAATCAGGGTCTGGCAATGGCGAGGCTCCGGTGAAGGTTTGTGAAACCTGCCATGAGCTGTGCCCGATTTCTGCCAGGCGATGTCCCGCGTGTGGTACGCCGTTTCCTGAGCCAGAAAAAAAGCCGCTGCTCTTGCACAGTGACGATATCATGGGCATCGAGGGCACGAAGATGTCCGTAAGGTCTTGGATCTGGCGAAAGCACACAAGCAAGGCCTCAGGTAAACAAATGTTAGCAGTGACGTATTACGGGGCTCTAAGCGATGCTCCGGTCACAGAGTACATCGCAGTCATGCATGAAGGATATGCCGGTCAGAAAGCGATTCAGACGCTACTGACGATGGCTAGGCGATCCAGGGCCGACTTGCAATCAGCAGATGATCTGGAAGAAGCAGTCAAGGCGATGAACAGCGCAAAAGCGCCAACAGTCGTGGAGTACAGAAAAGAGGGGAAGTTTTTCCGAGTGATCAACAGAGAATGGAGAGACGATGATAGAGCCTGAAGTTGTCAGACTGTACCGAGAGAAGGTCAAAGAGCGCCCATACCCGCCCAAGTGCTGCTACACATGCGATCACTACTCAGACAACAGTTATTGCACCATGTTCGATGAAACGGTTCCCAAAGATTTCGCCGAGTCATTGGATCAGTGCCCGAGCTGGTTCGAGGAGGTGCCCTTTTGACCAAGAACGAACAACTCAAATTTGAAAGGCTTGAGCGATTGCTCGAGGCTGAAAGACAAAGAGCAGAGAAAGCCTGGGAGGCATACAGACAGACTCTTTATGAGCTGGTGGATATAAAAATGCGTCTTGAGGGTGTCCAGAGAGCACTTGATGACAAGTTTGAGGACGACAAATGAGAACAGAACACGAAGAACAACGCGAGTTCGTGAAGTGGTTCCGTCAGAGCTTCCCGGCCACTCGCATCTTTGCTATCCCAAACGGCGGCCAACGCTCGATAACAACAGCCGCAAAGTTAAAAGCCGAAGGCGTCTGTCGAGGTGTACCCGATCTTTGCATCCCAGCCTGGGGCGTGTGGGTGGAGATGAAACGCGAAAAGGGCGGTGTCTTGAGCGAAGATCAAAAAAGCTGGATTGATTACCTCGAGGGGCACCAGTATCACTGCCTGGTGGCCAAGGGCTGCGAGGACGCAAAACAACAGATTGGTGAGTTCATCCTTGAACATCTTGACACTCAAGAGTGACTCAGATAACATTCTTCTGTCTTAACAAACAACCTGAGGACTCAAAATGTTTTGTTCTGTTGATGCTGATTTGAACCGTTACTTCCAGAAACTTGAAGCCGATGACAAGGCTTGGGAGCTTGCAATTGATGAGGCTCTTGATAGTGACGAACTGGAGGAGATGTTTGACGAGGAGAACGACATCCTCAAGGCCTGCCGGGATCTTGAAGACAAGAAGATGACTTACGAGGAATTGGGTCGGTTCGTGATGAACATGCGCAATAAGTGCCTGCACAAGGTGGCGCAAGACATCTTCGACAACATGAAATACTAAAGTTTTGGGGGTCGTAGTCAGGTAAGCCCGAATGAGTTCGGCGCCCCCGCCAGACAACGGAGCCAAAATGAGTGTTGAGAATACTTTGACAGAGCGTGGTGATCGATACGGAAAGTTCTCCGGTCACGCAACGGTCTCACAAGATCTAAAGCTAATGATCTCTATGCATCTGCGTCACAGAGGCAAGGTTCTTGCACCAGACCAACAAGAAGCATTGGAAATGATCTGTCACAAGATCGCCAGGATCATCAATGGCGACCCCGACTATATCGACAGTTGGCATGACATAGCAGGTTATTCAACCCTAGTAGTACAACGACTAAAAGGAGAGGATGATGTGTGACGGAAGCTGCAACCAAGGCCGCGATTGCGACTGTTTGATTGACATTTACGACTACTCTCAGAAGATGGAGGGTGTCATGTCCTTCATTGCCAACTGCCTGTTGGTTCTGATGACTGCGCTATTCTTGTTCGGGATCTTTTACCTGTTTTAAGAATAGAGCACGTTCGGCAATCCGCCGACGCTGCAAGCCGGGCAGGATTCTCCCGCCTGCTCGGCAAAATTTTAAGAACTCATCGGCTGCACCGATATAGTCTTTGCGCAGAACTTTGCGCCTCAACGTGGATCGTTGGAGAGTGCCCAAGCCACAGTTGAAAGCGAAACTAACCAGAGCATCAAACTGAAACTGCGTGAGGCTTCCTCCGCACAGTCGATGAACGCCAGACTCGAAAAACTTAAGATCAGTTGCAAGCAGTGCATTGATTTCATCCTCGGTGAAGGTTCTTCGATCTGACGCTAAAAGACTTATACCGACGCGACGCTCCATCGGCATCCGTATTTGCCGAGGATACAGAACATGTCCTACGCCAACCGTCCAGACCTTAGCGGGGCACAAATAGGGCCTGTAGCGGACACCCTCAAAGTCCTTAATCAATGTGATGCCGGCTTGAGAGATCTTCATCGCTTGCCAAAAGCACGACCACCAAAGTGGAAAGCGATCACCGAGGCGAACAAAGCCTGAGTGTTTTCGTCCCAAAGTTGCGATGCAACATCAATGAAACTTGCTCCGACTGAAAGGCCGTAGAAGAAAATCCCAAGATCAATCAGCACCAACAAAATAAAAAACCCGTATGTGACTACGGGTCGGACAGAAGCTCGAAGATTGATCACCCACTGACTTGCACCGTCGCCAATGTCAACGTCATGGCGATAGATGCTTTTCATCTCGTCAGACTGAGCGCCAATCCTAGTCTGCAACTCACGATGGGTCGTTTCCATCTCAAGCTGGAGGCTTCTAATCTCCTCTAGCTTGGCCTCGGCATCAAAGCCGATCTTTCTCAGCTCCAATTCTCTCTCAATCTGCATCCTCAAAAGCTCAATCTCTTGTCGCTTGTCGCCTCGATCTTGGAGAAACTCCAAGAACTTTGGGATGCCACCGGCAAGAAACGAAAAGATTGTGCTAATGAGGGTGAGCATTACTTATCAACCTTGTGATCTAGCTTGTCACTGATCTTGGACAACAGGAACTTAACCTCGTTCATGTCTTCCCTGTAATCGTCCCTTCGAACGTACTTGGCAGGCGTCGATCTAGCATCTTCTTCCAGCCTTTCAATGGCCTTGTAGATGTTGTTCAGGATCCAGCCGCCAAAGAAGCCCACGACGCTGACCGCAGCATTAAAGATAGTTTGGTTGTCCACAAGGGTTCCTATCATTCTAGAACTGGTTTGTTGTGTGCAATCTTACTAAGAAACGCACTTTGTCTGCATAGACAATCGTGCGTTGCTCATTCATTGCGCTTTCTCCCCGGATGGCCGGGTCCTTGGGGTGTTAGTCAAACTGCGGCTTGACGCCGACGAGTGCTTTACAGGGGCGGGTGGAGAGTTTGAAGGTTATGGTGATGTGGGGTTAGCGGAGGGCGATCAGGAGGTAGAGCATCAGAACACCCCAGCGTTTCCAAGCATGGACAGGTCTACAACGGAAATGAAAAGATTATAGGCGTTGGGATTCAGCGTATTGATTTGCAACGTATCTCCAGACACGGTACAGGTCACAATGGCCGATCCTCCTGATTGCGTCAAAACAGTCGTAAACCCGCTCTGAAAATGCAGCACGGTAAAACTGCACCCAACCGCAAGAAATCCGTCATAAATCCCCGCCACCGTTACAAGGTAGCTACGGCGTGAAGTCATTGTGTAAACGCCCGTGGTCGTTGCACCAACAGGCGAAATGTTGACGTTTGTGCCAGCAGAGGAAACGTGCTTGAAATACTTGGCTCCCGTTGACAAGTACTCCGCAGCGATGGTTTGCGAACCAACGCTCACATTGCCCGTGACGATGGCGCTGTCAGATGCGACAAGTAGATATTTGAAGTAGTCCGACGCGCTGGCACCGAATGCAGTGACATTCGCGCCCACGGCAGACACCACTTGTTCGTAAGGGGAGCCAATCGCGCCACTGCCTTGAGCATAGAACCCGTCGATCACCACATCGCAGTTTTCAAACACCATCGGCTGCTGAGTGAACTCCGCGTAATATGCGTTGACCACGTTTGAGTTTGCGCCGAAGTTGGACGAGCCTGATCCCGAGTTTTGCAACCACAGGCCAACCCCAGGAGTTCCTACAGGTGCGACAGTGTTTGACGAACCTGTCCCCGTTTGGTTTTGGCATGTCACATTGTCAAAGGACGCCCCGTTGAACGTCCCCCAAATACCAACCTCCCCACCATCACACACAACATTGTCGAACGTATTTTGATTGTGGAAAAAACCGGGGTCTAGGTTCCACCCTCCGGGGGCCGCAGGATTAGTCTGGTCGTTAGGTAGCGCGTTTCTCGACCCCTTGATGCCCACACCACAGTCTGTAAATACAGCATCACGCACAGAACACCAAAGCGAGTACCTCCACCAGATACCGTACTTGAAGTCGTTGGCTGCGATTCTGCTGTAAACGCAATATGCCGCCTGCTTGTTGGTTGGCGTTGAAAAGGCTCGGCCTGTTTTTGCAGTGCCTGCTTGCTCAACGGCAAAATCTTCAAACACGCAGTTTTCGGCGTGGCTAAATACAACAATGTCAGCCGTTGTTCTGAATGTAGTGGATGACCTCGCAGCGCCACGCAAAACTATGTTGACTGCGCTGCTCTGAAACAGGTCAATGGTTGATGTAATCAGATAGATGCCGGCGGGGGCATACACAGTACCCCCGCCTGCTGCGCGCACAGCGTTTACTGCCGCCTGAATCGCCGCCGTGTCGTCCGTCACCCCATCCCCAACAGCCCCGAAGTCTTTGACGCTCACCGTCTCGCGCAGTTTGGCCTGGACGTTAGTGGCGACGGCTCCGGTGCCTGCTGGGTCGTACACCACTTGGCTGGCGTTGATTAAATCACCAAATCGCTCAATCGCAGCCGGTGCGCTATACACCACACCACCGTTTTTGTTCATCACGCGGATGCTGTAGTCGCTGTTGACGTACAGGCGGGCAGGTGTGCCGCTATTTACCGGATAGCCGCCAGAAGTACGGATAGGTTGTCCGACCAATTGGGTTAGGGCTGAATCCCAATAGACATTAATCGGATTGCCCTGTGGGTCAAGGTTGGCCGTTCCAATCCAGATATAACCATCCTCAAGAGGTTGTCCATCGGTCTCAGTAAAGATCGGATAGCTTGGCTGGATTGAGAGTGCTGACATTACTGGTTCTCCTGGTCGAATTGTCGTTCAGTTTGTATTGCAGATTGCAGCCATTGAACTCGAGCGTCAAGAGATTGTGGCAGTCTTGCTGCCTTTGCGAAATCCCCGAAAGCCCTACTCATTGCGGTGCGCCGCAGGGCTGCTGTGGTTGGTTCAGCCTTGGTTGCAGCCTCGACAGCCAGCTTCTGGAACTCGTCGCTGGCGAACAGCTTGCCAGCCGCCTTGACGGCATCGGCATTGCCTTTGGCCATGAAGTTGACAATGTCCGGTGCAACCAGACCACCGCCAGGCACCATTGCTGCAGCGCCTGTGACGGCACGCTGGGCCATCGTGCTCTGCATGACATTGCCGACCAGTCCTTCGGCTTTCAAAGATTCCACCAGTGCCTGGTTGGCTTTGCCAGTGGTGAGCACCTGGGAACGTGCGTCGGTGATGCGCTTGGAGACCTCGTACAGGTCACGCATCACAGCGTCTGCGTCTTTGCCAAGCGTCTCCACCACCTGCTTGTAGACGGGAGGATTGGCGCGCAGGCCACGGTAGGTCTTGGCGAACTCCGCAAAGCCGAACGCGCCTTCCTGTGCTGCCCGGCCAGAGCTTGAGACAGAGGCCAGCGCAGTGGCAATGGTCTCCTTGCGCAACTCAGGCGGGACGACCTTTATCAGCTTGTTGAACTGCGCCGCATCGCCCTTGGCCGCCGACTTGATGGCCGACTGCATGAGGGTGGCCACGCTGCCGTCGATCTCCTTGCCGAAGGCACCGACGATACGGTTCTCAAGCGCCTTTTTCTTGGCCGTCAGCAGGTTGGCCGCGCGCAGTTCCTGGCGCAGCGCATCGCCGCCCAGGTCGCCAACGTTTGTCAGTTGGTCGTCAGCCAAAGCAGCATACAGGCGCTTCAGATCGCCTGCCGCCATGTTGCCGTAGGGTGATTCCTTGCCAGCCATAGCCTGGCCGATCAGGTTCTTCTCGCGCAGCAGACGGCCGTAGGTGGCGGTCGGGTCGGTGGCCAACTCGTAGAGCTTCTTCTCTTGCGCCGACAGGCCTTTTTCGCCAACCTCGGCCAGCACCTCATCCAGAGTCTTGGTCAGCTTCGGAAACTGCACAGTCGACGTCTTTGGGATGGCTTCATCGACGCGCTGGTAGATTGTGCTGGCATCCTTGGCCAATTGCGACTGCGTACCTTTAAGGCTGTCCAAGATGCGCTGGGACGTCGCGCCTGGTGCTGGACGGCCTTCGATGAAGGCAGCGTCAAACTGCTGCACCACATCGTCAGCTTTGGTGATCGCGTTGCGCACGGTGTTCACCCAGGCCGCCTCGGCCTCGCCACCAGCCACGGACCGGGTCAGGCCCACAGCAGCCCGGACTTGCGGGTTGTCGCTGAAGACGTCAAATGGAAGGTCCATGCCAAGACGCTCGGCAGCAGCGCGAGCCTCGGTGTTCACCTGGGCCAGATCGGCCAGCCGGGCTTGAGCAGCGGCAGAGCCTGGGCCTTTGCCGGATGCCTTGCGTACTAGGTCGCCAACTTCCTCGAAGGCTTTGGTGGTAGCCTGGACGGCAGGCTGGGCAGGCATCGGTCGCAGAGTGGCCAAATCAACACCAGCTGCGCCACCAGATCCAGGAATGCTTGGGGTAGGTTTCTTGGTCGGTATTTCGATCACGTGTGCAGGTATGTAGTCTATCCCGCGCATCTCTGAAGCGAGTACACGGTGATTTCCTTGGAGTACCGTGTACTCGTCACCTGATTTCACAACATAGATTGGATCTAGTTCAGTTGGGTCGAACTCCGAAGCAATCCTGTTCACCTTCCTTGGATTGACGTTGTCTTGTGGTGAAATGATATTTTTCACCGGGACTTGTTGGACGTCAGCTCTTTCAAAATCTATCCTCGACAACCCAAGGTCCTGTTCATTAACAGCCGAAGGTTTGTAAAGTGGGTTTACCACGGCGTCGGATGACTTTGCGTTGTCGCCTGTGTATTTCGCAGCATTCAGTTTACCTTCAGCCGTCACCTGCACAGCAGGACGCGCCGCTGGGGCTGCTGCTGCCGGTGCTGCTGGCGCAGTCGCACGGTCAGTGACACGCTGCACGGTGCGCTTGACAGCCGGGACCGCTGCTTGCACGCCGCGTTGTATGACCTGACCAACTCCGCCGGCCACCCCAGAAAGTGCTACATCGCCAGCGTCAAAAGTGCCCCCCGTGGCCGCCTGAGTTGCTTCGATAGCAGCCTGAGTACCTGCTCCAGCCGCAACAGCCCCTGGGATCGTTGTAGCCCGTCCGGCAGGAGTGAACGCAAGCAACCCACCGATCACACGTGGGATGTCCCCCTTCGACAATCCTGGCGGAATGGCGTATTCACGATTGTCGATGGATGATCGAATGATGAAGTTGCCCTTGGCATCCTGCCGGATTTGCGTTCCTGGAAAATTTGCCTGTAGAACCTTAACGGTCTCTTGTGGGCTTGATACCAACGTTCCGAGAGCGGTCTTGAAGGATGCCAGGCTCATCTGATTGAGTTCCGGCATTGAGGTCCACTCTGGCAGCGTCTGAGTCTCAGGCGTCGCACGCTGCGAACCTGTAACAGACTCTACCAAACCCTCAAAAAACCCCATCTTTGGAGGTTCTGTCGGTGCAGCCTGGCCACCGAACTGTGTGGCCATGGTCGAGTAATCAACAGGCGTTGTAGTCGTAGCAGGCGCAGGCGTAGAGACCGGTCCTGCCGCAGCGCCGCCGAATTGTCGTGCCAATGCTTCGTAGTCGGTTGCCATTAGCGAATCCCCGCTGCTTTCTTGAAGGCTTCAGCCGCCTGCTGATTTGGGAATGTGAGTACTTGTCCATTTGGAGCTGTAACACTCACAGGGGCCGGAGGTGGGGCACCAGGCGCAGTCGGTGCCGTTTCGGTTGGCGTGTAGAAGATGTTTTCCGTCTTCAAACCATAGCCCTTGGCGATGCGCTCAATGCCCTGGCGAACTTGGTTCTCTTGCGTCTGTGCCGTTTCGTACAATTTGCCGGCTTGACCCTTAAACGATGACCGCTGCGAAGGCGAAAGCCGTTCACCGCTAATGATTCGGTTGTAGATGTTCTGGATTTGTATAGGCACGCCTGTCGCGTTCTGCGCCGTGGCGAATTCACCCTCGCGCACCACAGAGGCAGGGTCCAGCATCTTCATGTATCCGAAGATCAGGGACAGGTCACCAACAGCATTGTCCTCAGATGCCAGGATGCGCCCATAGGCAGATTTGACCTCTTGGTAGCCTTTGGTCTGGTCGCTATATTCTTTGCGGAACTTTGTTTCGGCCTCTGGGCGCTTATCGGCAGGAATGATGCCGGCTGTCATCTGATTGGCTTCTGCCTGGGCACGAAGGGCTTCTGCCCCAGATTTTGCCGCAGCAGCATCAGACGCACGACGCGCCGCTTTAGACTGTTCGACTTGAGCCTTGGTGAGATTCAATTCAGCGCCGAATTTATCAGGTGCAAATCTGGCTTCAATCTCCTTGAATATTGCGTCTGCGGTTTCTTGACGCACTTTAAAAGGTTGTAATTGCGCAGTTCGTTCTTCCGTTGCAACCTTAACGGTCCCCTCAATCACTTTGTCCCCGCCTGGGATACCTGCAAGCATGATCCCGATGGTCTTCTGTGCTGTTTGCGGGCTGGCTTCGGCCATCTGAGCCCAGGTCTCATAGGCTTTCGCTTGCTGCTCATTGCCTGAATTTCGTTCAGCCGTAGCACG